CGTTGAGGATGTCTTCTCGACTTATTTGTATGACGGGGTTAGCTCTGCAATAACGATTACTAATGGAATTGACCTTGCAGACTCAGGTGGTCTTGTTTGGACAAAAAGAAGAGCAACAGATGCTCGGTCGCACATACTTTTTGATTCGGAACGTGGTGCTTCTTCTAGATTAATGACAGACCAAACTGCCGCAGCAGCAAACCAATCTTATTCTATTACAATGAACTCAGACGGATACTCTTGGTCGGGTGCGGATAACGATGTAACTATCGCAGGCAGTACCTACGCCTCATGGACATTCCGCAAGGCTGAGAAGTTCTTTGATGTTGTGACTTATACTGGGGATGGTGTTGCAGGAAGGACTGTGGCGCATAATCTTGGCTCTGTTCCGGGAATGGTGATAGTTAAATCTACAAATGCAAATGTTAACTGGGAGGTCTACCATAAATCGTTGGGCAACACCCATGAAATTCGCCTTAATCAAACGACTGCTGCGCTTGATGACGTAACTAAATGGAATGATACAACACCTACAGATAGTGTATTTACGGTAGGGACTGATAACACTGTAAATAGGGATGGGTGGACATACGTCGCCTACCTATTCGCCTCAGACGCAGGAGGCTTTGGAGACGATGGCAGCGAGAGTATTATTAAGTGTGGGAGTTATACTGGTAATGGGTCTACAAATGGGCCTGAGATTGACTTAGGGTTTGAGCCTCAGTGGTTGATGGTAAAAAACTCTACAGCCTCAAGCGATTGGTATTTAGTAGATACGATGAGAGGTTTTACAGCAAACACCTCAGACTCTTACCAACGTTTAATGGCAAACCTGTCTAACGCAGAAGACGGGTCAAACGCTTTTTCCATAAATTCAACTGGATTTAAGTTAGTTAATGCTACTTATAATCCGAATGTATCAGGCAATTCCTACATCTACATAGCCATACGCCGCCCAATAAAGACTCCTGAGTCGGGGACTGAGGTTTTTGGTGTAAGAAGCTATTCAGAGACTACTGATTACCAACAGCTAACAACAGGAAATTTGGCTGATTGGGGTTGGCAATTTCTTAATGGTGACGGCGTTAAAATTTTTACAAGGCTGATTGGCAAAGGTTATTTAACCCCAACTTCTGACGCAGCTGCCAATACATCAGCGACAACCGAATGGGATTATATGGATGGTTTTGCACCATATTATGCAAATAGTGTTAGTGGGTTTAGTCCAAGACAAGTCTTAGGGTTTACAAGAGCTAGTGGTTTTTTTGATGTCGTTGCTTGGAGTGGTGATGGAACGTCAAACAGAGACATAAATCACAATCTTGGAGTAACGCCCGAATTGATAATAGTTAAGTCGCTAACAAATACAGACAATTGGTTTGCGTACTTAGGGAGTCCTTTTGGAAGTTTTGAAGGAGACTATATGCTGTTTAATTCAAATGGCATACCTTCATCCACAAACATATCAAATATATTTCCGTCTTCTCCTACATCAACCACATTTAGAGTAGGTAACGAAAGAGGTTTGAATGGAAGCGGTGAAAAAATTGTTGCTTATTTATTAGCCTCGGTTGATGGAGTTAGCAAAATTGGAACATATAGCGGAAGCTCAAGCAATGTTGATGTTACTTTAGGGTTTGCTCCAAGACTTTTTATAGTCAAAAAATTAGATTCTGGAACCAGTGGTAATGCACATTGGATTATGTGGAATAGTGCTTTGGGCATCGTTGCTGGAAATGACCCTAGAATAAGGATTAGTAGCGGAGCCTATTACGCAAGCAATGATTGTATAGACCCAATTACAAATGGAATACGAGTGCTTGGTGGCGTGAATGGTAATTTTAATGAAGCTGGCAGTGAGTATTCATATATAGCAATAGCATAGGTGACTTATGGAATATCGAGTACGTTCAAGCGGTGAACTAAAATCACAAGGTGAAATCCGCAAACTCAACAGCAACACATCACTGCCACGAGTGTGGGACGCTAACGTCTGCTCAGCTCTTGGCATAGACCCTGTATTTATAACGCCTAAGCCAGAAGTCACAGGCTACACACAGGCAGTCAGAGACGGTGCTACACAAGACGCTAAAGGCAACTGGGTACAGGCGTGGAAGGTCGTGGATATGTTCCAAGACTACACTGACGAAGAAGGCAATCTAGTCACCAAGACTGACCAAGAGAATGACTACCAAGCCAGATTGAACATTGAGGCTGCTGCGTCTGTAAGAAGACAGCGTGATGCTAAACTAGCCGAGACTGATTGGATGGTTATCAAGTCTGCTGAAACTGGAATAGCATTGGCAGCAGAGTGGGCCACATACCGTCAAGCTCTTCGTGATATTACTACTCACGTAAACTTCCCGAACCTGGAAGAAGCTAACTGGCCGGTAGCACCTTAAGGAGCACTCCATGCCGTTGACTCCCCTGGATATACCGGCGGGCATCTACCGCAATGGCACGGACCTTCAATCATCGAACAGGTGGCGTGATGCTAACCTGATTCGGTGGATTGACGGAACCATGCGGCCTGTGGGTGGATGGCGCCTGAAGAGCGACAACGCTGCGGATAACTCTGTCCGTGGCATGTTGACGTGGAAAGATAACTCTAATGTTCGCTACATTGCCGGTGGGTCGTACAGCTCTCTCTACGTTTGGAACCAGGGCGGTGTCCGTTACGACATCACGCCTTCTGGGTTTACTGCGGGCAGGGAAAGCGCGTCTGCTTACACTGGATACGGGGCGTCAACCTACGGCTTTGACACTTACGGCACAGAGCGCCTAGACAATCAGACTATTCTGCCTGCTACTACTTGGTCGCTAGACAACTGGGGTGAGTACCTTGTCGGCTGTACTAGGGACGATGGCAAGATCTACGAGTGGCAACTGAACTCTGGCACACCTGCTGCTGTGGTGGCCAACGCACCTACAAGCAACATCGCGCTTATGGTTACCGAGGAACGCTTCTTGTTCTGCTTAGGTGCCGGTGGTAATCCTCGTCTAGTGCAGTGGTCCGATAAGGAAGACAACACTACCTGGACGCCATCTGCTACCAACGAGGCGGGTGACCTAGAGCTACAGACTGCCGGCGAGATCATGTGCGGCATCCGGGTCCGTGGTCAGTCACTGATCCTGACTAACATCGATGCGCACGTCGCAAGCTACCAAGGTCCTCCTTACGTCTACGGTATAGAGCGCGTTGGCACCTCGTGTGGGATTATCTCGCAGAAGGCGGTCGCCACAACTGACCTCGGTGCTATGTGGATGGGTCGCAGGGCATTCTTTAGCTACTCTGGCGGGTCAGTCGCTAAGGTGCAGTCTGAGGTCTCTGATTATGTATTCTCAGACATAAACGTCTCACAGCAGTCTAAGGCGTTCGCTGTCACCAACTCACGCTACGGCGAGATCTGGTGGTTCTATCCATCTGGTGCGTCTAACGAGTGCGACCGCTATGTGGTCTACAACTTTGTAGAGGGTACTTGGTCAATCGGGTCCCTAGCTAGAACCTCTGGCGTGGATCACGGCGCATTCCGTCATCCTATCTGGGCAGACGCTGACGACAACAAGATCTACGAGCACGAGGTCGGACTGTCTTATGGTTCTCTGACTCCGTTCGCTGAGAGTGGTCCTATCATGATCGGAACTGGTGATCAGATAGCCTCGGTGGTTGAGATGATCCCAGACGAGCGCACAGCGGGTGACGTTACGGCTACCTTCAAGACTAGGTTCTACCCTAACGACGTCGAGCGAGAGTACGGCCCTTACCCAATGTCATCGCCGACTAGCTTGAGATTCACTGGCAGGCAGCTACGCATCCGTGTAGAGGGCGAGAGGCTCTCAGATTGGCGCGTAGGCATCAATCGCTTAGATATAGTGGCGGGAGGTAGGCGTTGAACGAGAACCTGCCACAGCCAACAGGCGGGGCCTGGCAGACATGGGCTAACCGACTATTGCAGCACTTGCGTCGAACCAGAAACTTACTGGGCCATAAGGGCGCAACCGAAAAGGCTACTGAAGACGGCCTATTGATGTGGGAGCGCGATGGAAAGTACCCAGTAATATCCAAGGACCTAGCGTGGTGGCCATTAGCTTTGGGTGGAGGGCAGGTTCACTACGCCTATATTGTAGACACGACGATCCATGCGGCTACAACTGTAGACACCGCCACAGAGATAACCTGGAACACTACGGTGTCTGCAAACGGCATCTCTGTTGATGGCACTGACTCATCTAAGATTAACTTTACGAAGTCTGGCGTGTTTCATATTACGTTCACTGCCGAGATGCACTCAGAGTCAGCTAGCACCAAGACGTTCTATTTCTGGCCTCGCATTAACGGTACTAACGCGCCTAATACTACTTTGGTAGATACTCTACACAATAACGATCAACGCAAGACTGTCTGCCGGTCTGCGATTTTCTCTGTTACGGCAGGAGATTACTTGCAAGCTATGTTTGCTACTGATGATCTAGACGCAGATCTGCACGGCTCGGCTGCTACAGCATTCTCTCCTGCTGCGCCATCGGTAACACTGTCTGTATTGGAGGTTGTGTCATCGTAGACGAATTTGTTAGGTGCTCTAAGTGGATTGAGGACGCACTAGCCTATGGCGGCGGTACTCACGACCTACAAGACGTATTTGATGGTATACTGTCAGGCAATATGCAGCTATGGCCTGCCGAGCGCGGGTGCATTGTTACGGAGCTAGCGGTATATCCAAGAAAAAGGGTATTACACATATTCCTCGCAGGAGGAGAGCTAGACCAGATCACCGACATGCACGAAGACGTCATACGGTGGGCAAAAGCACAAAACTGCCAAGCACTTACTCTTGCGGGCAGGATGGGATGGAAGAAGGCCCTAGCACCGTTTGGGTGGGAGCCGACACTACTAACACTGAGCAAGGAAATCTAATATGTCAGGTGGAAAAGGCGGCAGCCAAACTACACAGGTAGAGATACCCAAGTACATCGAGGACGCATCTAGGGCCAACATCGCCCAGGGCAAAGAAATCAGCCAGATCGGCTACACTCCCTACTACGGCCCTGACGTTGCAGCGTTCACGCCTATGCAGGCAGCAGCTATGCAGTCAGCGGCTAACTTTGGATCAGCCTTTGGCCTAATGCCTCAGATGGACGCAATGGCCGGTATGCCTCAAGCACAGACCTTTGACGGTGGCGTCCGAGGCTACTCATCTGCACCTCTTTACGAGCAGGCAGTAGCAGAACTCAAAGCGCGACGACCTGGTCAGGCTGCTCTGATCGAAAAGCAGTTTGTTAATCCTTATGGCACTGGCACTGATGTAACTCGCATTCCCGGTTTCGATATCATGATTGATGAAACAGGTGGCTACGGCGGCGGTTACGGTGGTGGCGATTTCGCCAACGGCCGACGAATCAACTAGGAGCACCACTATGGCGGGTCCGGCTAGCAACACAATGACTCCTCGGCCTAATATGGCTCAGGCTAACCAACCTCAGCAATTTAACACCTTTAGCGGTGCTACTACTCGCAATCCGATTGTTGATGGTAATGCTGCTCAGACAATAGCTAATACTTTGGGTCAGGCTGCCACAGGAACTGCTGCGGGCATGGGTATCACTCCTATAAACATCCAAGCAGCTCAAGCAGGATCTCAGGGTTACACAGCTCGAGAAGCAGCAGCTCAAGGCTACACAGCGCAGCAAGCGGCAGCAGAGAGAGCAGCAGCAGAGAGAGCGACAGCCCAAGGTTATACAGCCGAAAGAGCAGCAGCGGAGAGAGCGGCGGCACAGGGATATGACGCAGAGCGTATCGCCGGGGTGGGTCCTGTTACAGCGGAAAGAGTGCAGGCAGGGCAACTTGCAGGCACTAGCCTAGACCCTTACTTTAATCCTTACGAGAGCCAGGTAGTACAGCAGTCTCTATCTGACCTAGAGCGTCAAAGATTGATGCAGCAGAACGTCACTGGAGCGCAAGCTCAGGCGGCAGGCGCATTCGGTGGTTCACGCCAGGGTATTGCAGAGGCAGAGACTAATCGTGCATTTGCAGAGCAGGCAGCTCGTACAGCGGCAGGATTGCGTCAAGCAGGTTTCACTCAGGCTCAGCAGGCAGCGCAGCAGGACATCGCTACACGCATGCAGGCAGGACTTGCTAATCAAGCTACAGGCTTACAGGCAGCGACTACAACTGCGAACCTTGGTCAGCAAGCGCAGATGGCTAATCAGGCGGCGGCTAATCAGGCTTCTCAATTCGGTGCCCAAGCGCAGAATGTTGCAGGCCTACAAAATGCACAATTAGGCACTCAAGCTAATCTTGCTAATATGACAGCGGCTAATCAGGCTGCTCAGTTTGGAGCGCAGGCTCAGAATGTTGCCGGACTGCAAAACGCTCAGCTAGGCACTCAAACAAACTTACAGAACGCTCAACTAGGAACACAAACCAACCTCTCTAATGTTGCGGCTCAAAACCAAGCAGCTCAGTTTGGCGCTCAAGCACAGAACGTAGCAGCATTACAGAACGCAGCAGCAGCAAACCAAGCTTCGCAGTTCGGTGCAAATGCTAGCAACCAAGCAGCTCTGGCTAACCAAGCGGCAATGATGCAGGCTCAGACAGCTAACCAAGCAGCAGGATTACAGGCAGGTGGTCAGCGTCTACAGGCGGCAGGTCAACTAGCTAACATCGGCAACCTCGGGTTCGGAATGGTTCGCAACGTACAGCAAGACATTGCTCAGGCAGGTCTACAGCAGCAGGCAGCTAATCAGGCTCTGATAGACGCAGGTAGAGCACAGTACGCAGGATACACAAACGCACCTCAGCAAGCTCTACAGACTCAGCTAGGCGCGTTCGGTGGCTCTCAGACTAACGCTCAGACTCAGACCACTAGCAAGCAGCCAGGACTGTTCGACTATTTGCAGTTAGGCGCTCAAGTAGCAGGATGATAAAATGAACTATCCAGACTACGTCACATCTCAGCAGATGCAGATGCAGCCACAAGGCCAGTACCTGCCCCCTCAAATGGCTCCCTATCAGCCCATGCAGCCTATGGTGAATATGCCAATGCGCTCAGAGGCTGACGAGGAGATGAGGCGTCAGCAGATGGTAATGTCTGGCCTCAACCCTGATGACATTGGTGATCGCATGAAGTACGCCGGGCAAAACGTGATGGCTATGCCTGCTCGCATCATGGAGGCCCCTGGTGCAATCGGCAAGAAAGCCAAGAAGCAGGCAAAGGGTCTGCTAGACCTATTCAAGTAGAGAGAGAATTATGGCCGGTTTATTAGATGAATACAGGCTTCAGCCGAATCTACCCGGAGCAATGGGTCAGACCCCTATGCCAGATATGTCGGCGCTTAATCAGGCAGACAATCTAGGCAGACTTAATCAGATGGCTAATCAGCCTGCGCCTCCACAGCCGCCTCAGACTCTAGGCAGTCGCGCTATGGGAATCCTTGGTGCTATTGGTGGTGGCATTAAGAGCCGTGTTCAGGACCCGAACTTTGCTGATCGTTTAGTAATTGGTTTCGGCGGCATGACCATGAACCCTAACCAGGTAGCTATGCAGCAGGCAGCGGCTAACATCGAGCAGCGTCGTGCTATGGACTTTATGGGAACTCAAGCCAACAAGACGGCAGAGCAACTTCGCAGAGAAGGGCAGGATGAGCTAGCCGATATGGTTGAAGCCAACCCTGCTCAGGCCGCTGCAATTATGGCTGAGTATCTAAAGAGCAAACTGGCAGCACCTAAAGCGCCTCCTGCTGCTCAGCAGAATTATGAGTATTACGTTCGACAAGAAAGGGCGGCAGGAAAAACACCAATGTCTTTTGGTGAATTCCAATCAGCTAACGCTAGTAGAACTATATTCGAAGCGCCTGGAACACCAGGGTTTGATGAAGCAATTTTTGGTGACCTTGTTAAAGGAGCCGTTGGTAATGTTGATACAGTGCAGTCGGCAGCTAGCGCCCAAATTAGATTAGCTGATGAAATCAACACCATAACTGAGCTTCAAAACAGCCAAGACCAAAGCTTGTTCGATATTTATGTAAGACAAAACTATCCTAATTTATCTAATCTTCTGGCAGACCCTGACGGCAGAATGTCTGCTGCTCAGTCAATGATTAATAGAATCGCGCCAACAATGCGAGAGACCGGATCAGGCTCTACATCTGACAGAGAGATGGCGCAGTATGTTTCATCACTGCCAAGCTTTACTCAAAAACCACAAGGCAGAGCTTTAACTAATGAGATGTTCCAAGCCAAAGCAGACATTGCCAGGAAAGAGCAAGATCTTATAAATAAGCTGTATTCTCAGGAAATCACTCCTACGAAATACGCGCAAGAGATGAGCAAGCTTAGGACGCAGTCTTTGTATTCCCCGGAGAGAAGGGCGGCAATAAACAACATTATTCCAGGCTTCTTTAATATGACTCCGCAGCTAGGCTCTGGAAGCACAATCACCGATATAGACCCGGCTATTACGCCTGCTAACTAGGGAAAATTATGCCAAGTTTTAAGCTTACAGGCCCAGACGGAAAAGACTATAACGTAGATGCTGAATCGGAGCAGGAAGCGCAATCCAGATTGGAGAGAGCTTATGTTCAACTTCGTCAGCAGGAAAGAGTAGCACAGTCTACTGGTGAAACAGGCAGAACCGCTAGTGGCTATGCAGCACAGCCTCGCATGCCTTTAGGTACTCAGTTTGAGCCGGGTCCACAAGAGGGTCAATTCTATTCTACGCCTACTGGTCAGCAAGGTTATGTTAGTGGCGCTTATGCGACTACGGACCTAGAAGAGTTAGCTCGCATGCGTCAAGGAGAGCTTCCTGGCGAAATGTATCAGCAGAGAATGGCAGAGGATATTGTTAAGCAGAATCCTATGGCTGCTTATGGCTCTTCTATTACTCGAGGAATTCCGTTTGTCGGCAGCTATCTTGATGAGGCCGCAGGCATGATTAGCCCTGAAGCGGAAGCAAGAGCTAAGACTATGCAGCAGTCTATGCAGAGAGCTGCCCCTGTTACAGATATAGCTTTGCAAACAACTAGCGGGATACTAGGAACAGGCGCAGGAATGTATGCTTTACCTGCAAGAGCTAGAACACCACTTCTTAGAACTGGCGAGAGAGTATTGCAGGGCGCATTGTTAGGCGGTGTAGAAGGAACTATCTCTGGTTACGGTGAAGGAGAAACCTCTGAGCAAAGAAAACAAAGGGCTATATCTGGAGGCATGCTAGGAGCTGCTACAGGAACTTTCGGAGGCACCGTGCAAGGTGCTATCGAGTCCGTAGCAATGCGAAACCTTCAGAACATAGGCCTACCAGAGCTAGCTAAAGAGCTAGGTATCTCAGAAACGGCGGCAGGCATTGTTAGGTCCACCATTATTGCAGGTGGAGACCTTGCGGGTGCTCAGAGAAGGATTAGAGACCTTGGCGAAGAATTTACTCTCGCCTCCGCAGGACCCGCTACAGCGGTATTACTTGATGCCTCTGCTGCTCAAGGTGGCGCTGCATTAGCAGAGCTACAAAGAGCATTACCAGGGATGAGGCAGCAAAGCCGAGAATCAATGGAGTCAACTCTTGATGAGACGCTAGGCACAAGAGGCCTAGGCGTGAGAACAATCGTAGAAGAGGCGGGAGCAAGAACTAAAGATGCTAGAGAGGCCGCCTACCGTAAAGCCTATGAGAAGCCTATAAGCTACGCAACTGGCGCTTCTGGCGAGGAAGTCTTAGGTGTTTTAGACAGAATTAGCCCAAGAATAAAAAACCAAGCATTAATTCGTGCTAATGAGATGATGGCTGCTGATCTGAATATTCCTCAGTCTAGACAAATTAACTTTGTTTTGAACGATGACGGAACTGTTTCGATTGGAGAATTGCCTAATGTGATGCAGCTAGATTACATAAAAAGAGCCTTGGGTAATATAGCAGAAGACAGCAAAGACCCATTAACTGGTGTATTGAAGGATGAAGGAACGGCAGCTAGCCTTCTTTACCGTCAATTAAACAATGCTATTGAAAATGCTGTGCCTGGTTATAGGGCTGCTGTAAATCTTGGAATGGATACAATTCAAGAAAGGCAGGCGATAAGGCTAGGAACTCAGTTTTTTGGAAAAGGCACTACTGTCGAGGATATTACACAGCTATTAGCGTCTGCTAACACAGGAGCTAGGGCGCAGATTAAAGAATCTTTAGCAAGAATGGTTCGCACCAACATAGATGAAACAATATCTAGGGCGCGAGCAACGATAGCCAACCCAGACGCTGATTTACAAGAAGTTAAGCAAGCGGTAAGCCTGCTAAGCAGTAGAGACTCTCAGAGCAAGCTCAAGCTAATCCTCCCTAAATCCGAGGTTGATAAGCTTATGCAAGAGCTAGACAGAGGCATTGAGGTTATCGGCATCGAAGGAACCGTTGCCAGGGGAAGCGCAACAGCCCCAAGACAAGCACTACAGCGCCAAGTAGAACAAGCCTCACAGCCTGGCGTAATACAGTCATTAGCTACTGGTGATATACCTGGCTCTGCTAGAAAAGTAGTGCAGAACCTTACCGGCCAAACTGAAAATATGGCTCAAGAAGAGCTTAACCAAGTGTTTGCTGATATAGCTAGGTCTTTGATCAACACTAGGGGAGCTGAGGCAAGACGAATTATTGGTTTGATTAGGAAATATCAAAACACTAAAAAATTATCCGAAGCAGAGGCCATCGAGATTGCTCGCGCTTACGGTACAATAGGCGCAGCGCCTTCAGCTATCACCGAAGAATTCGGCGAAATTAGACAATAGGACTATTCGATGAAGCCAAAGCAACTCACAGATGACGAAATCGAAAGCATTGTAGCGAGCGCCATAACTGATGCGGTGGACTTTGTTGAGTCAGAGATAGCACCAGATCGCATTAAGGCTCAACGCTACTTCGATGGCGAGACAGACCTTGGCTTTGAGGATGGCCGCTCACGAGTAGTCGCTACAAAGGTCCGTGACGCTATCCGTGGCATCAAGCCTAGCCTCATGCGTATATTCCTGTCTACTGAGCGCCCGGTCGAGTTCGTGCCTCGTGGACCAGAAGACACCCAAGGCGCAGAGCAAGCGACGTCCTACATGCACTGGAAGTTTGGTGAGATCAACGGCTACAAGGTTCTCTCTGACGTGTTCCACGATGCCCTAGTCAAAAAGAATGGCATTGCTAAGATCTACTGGGAAGAGTACCAAACAGGCAAGACCTACACGTTCACTAATCTCAACGACGAAGAGTTCGCTCTCATTGTTAACGAGGACGACATCGAGGTCATCGAGCACTCAGAGGTTATTGAGGTTGAGATGGATCAGATGGGCATGCAGGTGCAGACCCGCAAGCACGACATCAAGATCATCAAGACCCACGACGACGGTAAGCTCTGTGTTGAGTCTGTCCCTCCCGAAGAGTTCTTTGTGGACCGTAACGCTCGCAGCATTGAAGACGCCTATGTGGTGGCTCACCGCACAGAGATGCGTGTGGCAGATGTTGTTGCTATGGGCTTTGACTTTGACGAGATCTCAGAGCTGTCAGGGATATCAGAGACTGACAGCCTAGTAGACGAGGAAGACTTCGCACGTCGAGGCTACTCACGCGACCGAGCAGAGGAAGACTATAACGACCCATCAATGAAGGTGGTCCTTATCACTGAGGCCTACATGCGCGTTGATGTGGACGGTACGGGCGTCCCTCTGCTGCACAAGTTTACAATGGGCGGTAACGGCTACAAGCTGCTAGACCTCATGCCTTGCGACAACGTGCCTTTCGCTGTGTTCGAGTGCGACCCAGAGCCTCACGCATTCTATGGCCGCTCTATCGCTGACCTGATCATGAACGACCAAGACGCATCTACGTCAATGCTCCGTGGCATGCTAGACAACGTGGCCCTGACTAATCAGCCACGACAGCAGGTAGTAGAAGACCTGACTAACATGGACGACGTGCTCAATAACGAGATTGGTGCAATTGTCCGGGTTAAGCAGATGGGCGCTATACAAGACCTCTCGGTGCCCTTCATTGCAGGTAGCACCCTGCCCGCTATGCAGTACATGGACGAGCAGACAGAGCAGAAGACCGGCGTATCTAGGGCATCACTAGGCCTAGACCCAGACGCTCTTCAGAACGCGACAGCGACGGCAGTAGCGAATACTATGCAGGCAGGTGCCGGGCAGGTAGAGGTTATTGCTAGGAACTTCGCAGAGGGTGGCATGCGTCAGATGTTCAAGCTCATGCTAGACCTCATGATTAAGAACACAACCGACGAAGAGATGATGCGCCTCAATGGCAGGTTCATCCCGGTTGATCCTCGGGTGTGGAACTCAGCAATGGACGTCTCTATCAACGTCGGTCTGGGCACCGGCAAGGATGAGACCAAGATCGCTGCGCTCAACCAAGCTCTACAGATGCAGATCCAGATGTACCAGACCTATGGTCCGCAGAACGGATTGGTCACAATGACGCAGATCCGCAACTCTCTGGGCGACATCCTTTCTATGTCTGGCGTTCGTAACACTGACCGCTACTTTGCTCCTATGGACCCACAGACTGAGGCGGCTCTACAGCAGATGGCGTCAGAGGCTCAGGCAGCAGCGGCACAGGAGCAGGTAGATCCAAACCAAGCTTATCTACAGGCTGAGCAGATGAAGGCTCAGGCTAAGGCTGCGTCTGACTCCGCTAAGATGCAGATGGAGATGGCAAAAGCCGCTGCTAAGGATGACCTGGAGCGTGATAAGATGGACCAAGACCTCATGCTCAAGACCGCTGAGATATACGGCAAGTATGAGACCAGTGTCGAAACAGAGAAGCTCAGGGCGCTCCAACGCGCTCCAAGAGGTGTATAATTGGATATCAAACAGCGAGCTGCTCGAGCCAGGGCTTTACTGGCAGATGAGAACTTCAGGACCGTCATGGACGAACTGAGGGACGAGCAGGTCAACATTTTCTTGAACTCTGGATCGACGGATTCAGAACTCAGGGAAGAAGCGCACTCCATAGTGAGTGCATTAAGCAAGATCGAGGGACGACTCCAATCCGCTATAACGGACGAGAAGATCTTCGAGAAACGTAAGTAACAAAAGGAATCAGGACCGTGGATACGACTGATATGGACGGCAGCATAGACTCCGTCGCAGACAGCCTAATTATGGGCAATGAAGGTGAAGAAAATCCAACCGAGGAAGATCTGCTAGACCAACCCGAAGCGGAGTCTAACGATGCAGATGAGTACGAGGACGGAGAGGATCTTGATGATACGGCTGATGATGGGGATGACCCGGATGAGTCTGATGATCAAGATGAGGATGAAGCAGAAGAGGCTGAAGACGCCGGTCAGCAGGAACTTTACACCGTCAAAGTAGATGGCGAGGAACGTGAAGTAACCCTAGACGACCTAAAGCAATCCTTCAGTGGCCAAGCTTATATCCAAAAGGGAATGAAGGAAGCATCCGAAGCTAAGAAAGAAGCCGAAGGTGTATACCAAGCTCTCTTAAATGAGCGGCAGCAACTGTCACAATTGTTGCAGCAAGCGCAATCTGGACAGCTAGCTAGCGCCCCTGTGCCACCATCTAGGGAACTGTTTAACAACGACCCTATAGGCTACATGGACGCGAAACTATCTTATGACGAGGCACTCCAAAACTATCAGAATCAGCAGTATCAGATTCAGCAGGTTACGGAATCTCAGAATAACCAGATGCAAATTGCACAGCAGCACTATCTCCAAGGTGAGATGCAGAAGCTAGCGCAAGCGATACCAGAGTTTAGTGACGCCAAAACGGCATCTAAGCTCAAGGAAGACTTAGTACAGTTTGGTAGCAAGCTCGGTTATTCCGAGTCAGAGCTATCTGAGGTTATGGACCACCGGGCGATCCTGGTACTGCAAAAGGCTATGAAGTATGACCAACTCGTTGAGGGTAAGTCTAAGGCCACGCAGAAAGCCAGTAACGCACGACCAATGGTCAAACCAGGCACTAAGAAAACCGGTAGAACAGGCGCAGCCAAGCAACGACATAACGCTCAAGCTCGGATGAAAAAGACCGGCAGCATCGATGATGTAGCCAAATTCTTATTAAGCTAACTACTTTAGGTGAACTATTATGGGCGTAACAGCTAACACTAACGAGACCTATGACGTCTCAACCATCAAAGAAGATCTGCAAGACGCGATGATCTCTATCTCTCCAACTGACACACCTGTGATGTCTGCTATTGGCCGTCGCAACGTGGACAACACTTACTTCGAGTGGGGTGTAGTGTCTCTAGCAGCAGCTAGCACTGCAAACCGTGTAATCGAGGGCGAGTCTGCTCCAGGTAACGATGCACCAACTAACGCTGTCCGTCAGGGCAACTACACGCAGATCTCTGACAAGGTCGTAGAAGTGTCTGACACTGCCAACGCTGTAAACGGCGCAGGCGATGCACAGACTACTGCCAAGCAGATCGCTTACAAGCTGAAAGAGCTTAAGCGTGACATGGAGTCTATGCTCTGTGACAACGTAGCAGGTTCTGCCGGTGCGTCTGGCACAGCTCGCTCATCTGCGGGCCTCCCTGCGTTCCTCCGCACTAACGCTGATCGTGGAACTGGTGGTGCTGATGGTACTACTTCAGGTTCTGGCGATGCAGGCTACGTTGATGCAGCGGCAACTGATGGTACACAGCGAGCAATCACTGAAACTCTCCTCAAGAGCGTTATCGCTGATTGTTGGACACAGGGCGCTGAGCCTTCAGTCGTAATCTGTGGCCCTTCACAGAAGCAGACTATCTCTGCCTTCACAGGCAACGCTACACGCTTCAAAGAAGCAGAAGACAGCAAGCTGAACGCTGCAATCGACGTCTACATTTCAGACTTCGGTGAGCTACAGATTGTTCCTTCACGCTTCAGCCGCTCACGCGACGTTCTGGTCCTCGACCCTAACTACGCACGAGTAGCATACCTCAAGCCTACTTCACAGAAGCCTCTAGCGCGTACCGGCCATGCCGAGCGTCGCTTGATCTCTGTAGAGTTCGGTCTACAGGTAGACAACGAAGCAGCACACGGCGTTATCGCTGACGTGAGCTAAGTCGGATAGGCCGAGATCTCTTCGGGGGTCTCGGCCTTTTCTATGAGGTAAGCATGGCAACACCAAGAAAGGGTAAGGCCAAAGTAAAGGTCACGGCGTCGGGCAAGAAGGTCAGCTATGGGCAGGCCGGTAAGGCTAGCGATGGTGGGGCCAGAGTTAAACCCGGAACTAGCAAGGGTGACTCATACTGCGCTAGATCTCTCGGGATCAAGAAGCGCTTATCGAAAGCAAAGCAGAACGACCCTAACACGCCTAACAACCTAAGCCGAAAGCGGTGGAAGTGTAGTGGCGCTAAGTCTACAAAGAAATAAGAAGTAACCATATGACAAAAATTATCTGCACTAGCCCACGTCAACCGTGGATAGAAGGTGCTCGCTACCAAGTGGGTGATATTGTTGAAGTCACTCCTGAGATGGTTAAGAAGGTGTTAGAAACAGGATTCTTTGAGGTAGTAGAAGATGTCAATAAACGAGAAGATAACAGCGGAGGACAACAAGATACAGGTAGTCCGAAGCCAAGACGTAAGCGGAATCCTAAAAGAGATTCATGATTTAAGAGATCACGTCCCTTCGATGCACGGCGATGCCAAAGCACGTTGGGTAGGATCTATCCCCCTGGTCATTGCTGAGCAATGGTCACGCGAGTGCGGTGCATCTATCGGCACTCAAGAGTACGCCAAGTACATCCGTCGCAAGCTGTCAGATCCTGACTACAAGAAGCTGCTAGTAAAAGGCTACTAAGGTATGACAAGTGACGCATCTATTCCTATTAATGGTATTAGTGAATGGCGAAGTTCAGTCTTCGGACATGTACTTCTATGACATCAATAGATGCAACTATTTTGCAAATGCGATTGTCACAGGAAAGGTAGAGCGGACACTTAGATACGAGCCGAGAGGCATCGCCCTTGCTGCCTATTGTTTACCACGAAGGGCAGACCCTGAGAAAGTGAGGCCGTACTAATGGACCCCCTAACCATAACAGCGTGTATATCTGGTGCGACTCGCGCTTATAACATGGTTGCCAAAGCGGTGAATGCCGGTCGTGAGATAGAAGACACGGCGCAATACATAGGCAAATTCTTTGACTCTAAAGAGAAGATTCTTGAGATAGAGAAAGAGAATCAGCATGGCCCTAAGTTTCTCAGAGGCTCGTCAGTCGAGGCCCAAGCTCTAGAGATCCAGATGGCGAAGCACAAGACTCAGCAGATGGAAACTCAGCTTAGAGAGATCATTGTGCTCTATGGTCCTGGTGAAGCATTTTATAACGAGATGCTAAAGACCAGGAGAACGATACGACAGAGTCGCTTAGCCGCTGCGGAAGCAAGAGCCAAAAGAAAGCGCCTTATTATTGACGGCATAGGTTATGCCTTTATTGGAATGATTCTATTAGCCTGTGTTATGGCTGTAGCAGGGGTATTAATTTGAGCCTACTAGATTACGCTAAAACAGAACGCCAACGCGAGGCTATAAAGGCTTGGCAAGACTGCGGTGAGGTTGTTGCTAAAGCGGCGGGTGTCTTGGGCGTTTCTCCGTCTACAGTACGCGACCATATTGGTGCGGTTAAAAACGCTGCGGCTGCGGCGGGCTACACAGCGCATTGGGACAGCACCCACCTAGTGGGACCAGGTGAGACAGTGACTGGTCGCAGTGTCTACAGTGCTGACCCAGATGGGAACAAGACCTGGCTAAAAACGAAAAGGACTGCCACAGAGGCCGAGAAGGCAGACGCCTTTAATGCTTTCGTGGAGCAGCTCTGTCAGGGCGTTATCCCAGTAAAGCGAAAGGCCAAAGGCAAGAAGGTTCGCAAAGATGACCTTATGCCTACCGTGATAATCGGTGATGCGCACGTTGGGGCGCTCGCATTCAGGAAAGAGACAGGTGATAGAGACTTTAATGTAGGCAAGGCCACCCAAGAGATCGACGAGGCGATATTTAGGCTCGTTGAGCAGATGCCAGAAGCTAAAAACGGCCTCCTAGTCAGTCTGGGAGACCTGGCACACTCAGACCGAGCAAACCCTTCTACCACCACGAAGGGCACCTTGGTAGACATGTCGTGCTCTTACGAGGATCAGCTCAGAGCATGCGCCCAGGTTCTAATGAACGGCGTTGAGCAGATGCTTACTAAATGCGACAACGTGACTCTGGTAGTCGCCAGGGGAAACCACGACGATCATACGAGCCTGGCTATTCAGGTAGTGCTTGAGGTTTACTTTAAGTCTGAGCCAAGAGTAAATGTGCTAAAATCATCTCAGTATGTGCATTATGTGAGATGGAATAAGTGGCTGCTAGGCATCCATCACGGAGATAAGATAAAGGCCGCTAAACTTGCTCAGATCATGCCTAGAGATATGCCTAAAGATTGGGGCGAGACGACTCACAGGCAATTCTTGGTGGGCCATTTTCACCACCAGAGTATCCAAGAGTTTGAGGGAGTAATAGTGTCCAAGCACGGTTGTTTGCCCCCACCGGACCGTTGGCACTCAAGCATGGGATATGGTTCAAATCACACTATGGACCTAATTGTTTATAAGGCAGAGGGAGGCAAGCTCATGACTTGCACCTACGAGATTCCTCGAGAGTACGATCAAGCAAACGTGGTGATGTGATGGAAGACCGACTGACGCGAGTAGAGCTTAAAATAGACAGGCTCAGCGAGACTATGATTTCTCTAGCCAGGGCTGAAGAGCAAATTTCTACAGTGTTTAAACGTCAGTCAGCTATTGATGACAAGATCACTGCTATAGAATCAAAGATAGACACGATGGCAATTAATGCAGTCAGCGGCAGGTTCGCTGAACGTCTTTTCTGGGTTGTGGTGGTGGCCGGAATCACGACATGGTTCAACACAATGGGGTAATTATGAAATATCTACTGCTAGTACCTGTTCTATTCTTAGCTAACTGTTCGTCATTGGATGTTGTATCTAATGCGGTTCAGAAGTATTGCGACCTGCCAGAAACGCAGCGCCTAGCTAACCGTGAGGCCGTAGCGACCTCTGTGGCTCCTAACCGAATAGAGATCACCTGTGAACAAGAGACTGATCAAGAAGGCAGCTAAGTACGCTCTCAAGGCCTACGATGAGGATATGGACGGAGCTATCAGGATAGAAAACTCCAAGACCTCGACCACGGCATATATCATTGAGCATGCCAGACACCAATATGTAGTCTTCCGGGGAACACAGCAGGCTAGAGATTGGATCTTTAACCTGACGGCATTCCCTTGGCGCTACAATAACCGGTGGGTGCATGGCGGTTTCATGATGGCTCACAGATCGGTCTGGAAAGAGATCTCATCTAAGCTAGACCCTAAGAAAGAGATTATATTTGTAGGCCACTCTCTAGGCGGTGCCCTAGCAGAGCTATCAGCTCACTGCTGCCGATTCTTCCCTAACGTCAGGCTGATCACCTTCGGTAAGCCAAACGTCTTCCTGCGGCCCTCAAAGGCTAAGATGAGAGACCTTAAGTCTCAGGTCTCATTCGTTCACGGCTCTGACATGGTGGCTCGAATCCCCTCTATTGGGTTCTGCCCAGACGCAGGCCAAACTATGGTCTACTTCGATAACTGGGGTAAGACCTGGATAAACCCTCCAGAAAAGTTTGTCCGAAGAGACAGAGGTATAGGTGATGCGATCAGCGACCACGATATGGCGGGCTATTGCAATCTCACTACTGTTTTCTGCAACAGCTAGCTGCGCCATCACAGAGAACCTCAAGGACGGATACGACCCAGGAGACATCACTAGGGGCGCTGTGAGCGATTTTAAGATGTACTGCGGCAAACCTGTGGCATACTTCAGAAAAGCCGCCAGAACGGCCCTACTGCTGTCTACTGGCATTATTCTCCCCGATCCGTGCATGGTGACCAAATGAGCGATAATGTCGTACAGTTAAACACCACCGATAAGCAGGACGTCCTAGCCGAAAGAATGTACACAGGGCTGCATGAGCTAATTGCAGAACTTCTAGAAGATGGGATGTCTATCTTCGCCGTAATCGGCGTCTTATCCTCTGCCTCTCAAATGCTTTGCCAAGAGATGAATTATTCCTATGATGACGAAGAATAGCCTGCTAATAGACATGCTCAAGCGCCACGAGGGCGAAGTCAAAAAGAATGGTCGTCATGTTGCCTACATGTGCCCGGCGGGTCACTGGACTATCGGCATAGGTCGAAACATAGACCCCAATGGCGGCATAGGCCTCAGCGACGAAGAGGTGGACATGCTGCTCGAGGGTGACATCCTCCGGGTCATAAAAGAGCTAAGCGAAGAGTACCCCTGGTTCGATAGCCTAGACGATGTGCGAAAGAATGCACTGATAGACATTGGCTTTAATCTTGGGGCTACACGCCTGAGACTGTTTAAGAAGGCGCTCTCCGCTATGGAGGTAGCAGACTATAGCCAAAGCGCCGACGAGTTTATGCGCTCACTGTGGGCGAAGCAGGTCGGATCTAGAGCTATTGAGTTAACAGAAATGATTCGCAACGGTAAATAAAACTGTTGCGATGATGTAAACTGATCTATATACTGTCCTCTCCAATAACAAAAGGAGAACGACATGGATTTTAAAGAATTCCCCAAGGCTCAGGCCTTTTCAGATTACCTATACGGTGAGGGCTTTGATGCTAATCCGTATCCTAAGAACTCTGCTGAGTATTTGCAGTATCAGTCTGAAATGAACTCTCTCTACCGCACCGAGCTTAAGACTCGCATTGAGCAACTTAATGGAGAGCCGTCATGCCTGTAGATATCCACGGCAAGCAATATCACACCGTCGCAGAGCGTGTTGCTGCTTTCCGCTCAAAGGGAGCTAACCTAACTATTGAGACAGAGATTGTCCGATGGGAAGGTGAAGACGTGGTAGTTAAGGCGTCAATAAGCGACAACGGCAAGTTAATTGCTACTGGCTTAGCTCACGAGGTGCGTGGCTCTACCAACATCAACAAGACCTCACACGTCGAGAACTGCGAGACCTCAGCTATTGGCCGAGCACTTGCGGCGTTTGGTTTGGGTGGTACTGAGTACGCTACTGCTGATGAGGTTGCCAACGCTATATCTCAGCAGAACGAAGCTAAAGCAGGAATATCTCAGAAAGAAGTTTACGAATTACTTATTGAGAATACGGCTACGATGCTTGCTTATGGCGAGTCAATCATGGCTATTAAGGCAGGCATATCATTAGGTGATCTAAGCTCTGCGTCCGAGGAATGGTTTTCTTTAGACAACGACGTTAAGACTCTACTCTGGAAAGCGCCTAGCAAGGGTGGTCCGTTTACTACCAAGGAGCGGGAGGTCATTCATTCTACCGAATTCCGCACAGCTAATGGGGGTGGAGATGAGCCAGAGGCTAAGGAAAGCTGAGAAAGGAAAGCGCTATAAATTATGCGAATGCTGTAATGAAAGAATCAAGATCCGTAACGATTACTTGATATGCGACAACTGTGTCGCACTGAATAAACTTATTAACTCAAACTGGAAGGCATCAAATGGAATACGACAACACTAACACCGGCGTAAGTTTTAAGAACGATAAGAAAGCAGAAGATTGGCAGTACGATTTTAATGGCAGTCTAGATTTTGAAGGCATCCCCTTATTCTTAGACTCTAAGTGGTACCCGCCCCAAAATGGCAAAAAGGGGTACTTCCGTCACAAGGTTAAGCGCAAGCAGGCTAAGCAAGACTCTGCCCCTGCCCCCGCACCTGTAGCGTCTGCTGATCCTGTAGATGACCCTTTTTCGTCTGACGTTCCGTGGTAGGAGGCATTGTGGCTATTCACTTTGGCAATGCTCTAATTGAGCTGCAAGAAAAGAAAAAGGTCTCGTCTGCTGAGCTAGCGACGAGGCTAGGGGTCCACAGGCAGCGCGTCCATTACTTGCGAAACCAGGCCGATGTTAGGCTGAATGTTTGCGCTGAGGTGAGCGAGGCCCTGGGGGTTAATCTGAACACGTTTGTAAGGATGTGTAAGGTATGAAGCACCAGAGGATTTTCCAAGATCCTCAGAAGGCTATTACGGATGCTGCGTGGCTGACTCAGAGAGCAGAGGCAGACCACGCGCTTGTAATTACCAACCGAGGTTTTGTAGTAATACCTACTGAAGAGCTTAAGGGTGATGAATTGATAGCGGAGATATTTAATTATGAGGCCGAGACAATACGCTGCTCACATTATGACTTTGACGACTAGAGAAGAGCGGCTAGAGGCTTTAGCTAAGGTGCCAGAGCAGCACCGAGAACTTACCAAAAAACATGTGGAGATATCATATGAAAGAAGAATTCTTCGAGAAGCTAGCCAGGGTCTCAAAGGCCCACGCAGCGGCAGAGGCTGACAAGTGTCACCTCATGGAATATCGCAAGACGCTGAAGAGCCTGCTAATGATCGAAGCAGAGACAGCTGATGCTAAGATGCCTATAGCAAAGCAAGAGCGGTACGCCTACGCTCATCCTCGCTACGTTGATCTGCTTGATGGTTTAAAGGTAGCAATTGAACGAGCTGTCAGATTTCGTCATCAATTTACGGTGATGAATATGGAGTTCGAGGCAGAGCGTTCTAAGAATGCTCGAGCAAGAGCAGAGGCAGGGCTAAGATGAAAGACTTACAGACTGTGTACAAGTACCCGAAGGATGTTAAGGAATTGGCTCAGAGGCACTCTGTTAACCGCAGCGTATTTAGTATTAAGCTGCTAGAGAGTCGTCTGGAGTCAATGGACCCAGTAACTCAAAGGCGAGCCTGGAGAACAATAAACGCACTTAAGTTCGAGAGGTACTGGGACCATGTATGAATATGAATGCAAAATTGTCCGTGTCGTTGATGGAGATACTATCGATGTTGATATTGATCTTGGTTTTAATCATTGGATTCATAATGAGCGTATCCGTCTTTTTGGCGTGGATTGCCCCGAGTGCCGTAGCAGAGATAAGGAAGAGAAAGCGGCAGGAATTGCAGCAAAGAAATTTGCCTCTAGATTCTTACAGCTTGGCGGGACTTACACTCTCAGCACCCAAGGCAAAGGAAAGTTCGGGCGATACCTAGGAATCATAAGTGATCACGCAGGGTCAGTTAATAAGGCCCTAATCAACGAGCACCTGGCAGTGGTTTACTACGGTCAAAGCAAGGATGAAGTAGAGGCAGCTCATTTAGAGAACCGCTCGAGGTACAAGCGTGAAGATTAACATAGAGATGGACGAGGCCGAGGTTGATGAGTTTATGGATAAGCTCAGAGATCTGGACCGGCTATTGGCTGATCTAGAGGACCTCAAAACACTGGTCGCCGAGTTTATCAATGAAAGGTAGCACCCGGCGCTGTGCTCATTGCAGAAAGAAGGTTCCGGTGGACGAAGCTGTCATGGGTGGCATAAAGTCATTCTGTAGCTTCGAGCACCTAATAGAATTCACCAAGTCTAAGCCTGCCAAAGAGATCGCCAGGAAGGTTATTAAGCGAGACACCAAGGCTAAGCTAGACTCCCTCAAGACCGCCTCAGATTACATCAAAGAGGCTCAAGTCGCATTCAACTCCTACATCCGGGTCAGAGATAAGCACAAGCAGTGCATAAGCTGTGGATGCTTACCTGGCGATATGGTTCGTGGCGGTACATTCGACGCAGGGCATTACCGCAGCCGTGGTAGCGCAAGTCATTTACGATTCAACACAATGAATTGTTTCGGTCAGTGTAAAAAGTGTAACCGTTACCTATCAGGCAACATTGTTGAGTACCGCAAGCGATTAATTACCCATATCGGCGAAGACAGGCTCAATCAGCTCGAATGCGACAACACCCCTAAAAAGTTCACAATAGAATACTTAAGGCGCTTAAAGCGCATATTTTCAGCCAAGGCTAGGCTATACGAGAGGAAGTTCAGATGAGCGAAGTAACAGAAGTCGAAATGATGGATTTTGAAGAGATAAACGATTGGCTAACTGAGCGCATGCAGAACATTGATCACGAAGACTTCCGAGCGATTGTTACGATGGCCGTGATGATCTCAACCACTCAAGACTTCTTTGATGAGAACCCCGACTGCTATGTGAGGCTAATAGACTTTTGGGAGTCTGACGAAACTGATCAACTCCACTAGGCATAAAAAAACCCAGGGTTTGACGCCTGGGTTCAAATGGCTTTTATCGCAAGACTGATTCAACAAGGGAGAACAATGAATCAACCTAGTAGCAATATACCACAACAACAAAAAGAAATAGCTAAAGCATAACTGATGAATTTACATTTTCGCTTGCAGAATCATTTCCGTAAGAGTAATCTGTAAAAGTTAAATGTCGGTGGGGTGTTAAGGCCCTGAATCCCGGCTAGTTCAAACTGCGAAGAAAGTGTAGCAAGAAACCCGACAAGGGCTATTGTACACCATATGTTGTGTTCATCAACATATCTTTCTACCAGATTTGATCATAACCGTGCGGCAAAGCCAGACGTACTCTTGGCTCATGGTTAGCTGACCCTGTAAATCAGCCCCAGAAATGGGAGAGACGAGCGACCTAAAACTCCTGCGCTGACCCGCCCATGTCAACAGGAACCCGCAAACACACACACACCAGGTCGTGAGTTAGGCATTGAAATAGCGTCCAGTTAAGTCTGGCGGGGGAGCGGTTCACCATTGTGGATCGTCGTAATGAGTACCAGGTCTAGTGGCCTTCCTTTCGAGGAGCGTAAGAACACCTAATGCCGTAGGTGTGTTTGCGGGGGAAAATGGGCACTGCTGCCTAAAATAAAGGAGAAAGCAATGAGCAATGAAACAAGCGATATCATAGATGCGTTGAGAACGCCTGTTGGTGGTTTTACTAAAAGAGCGTTAGCAAGTATTGGTGTGCCGTGGCCCCCGCCCAAGGGTTGGAGACAAGACCTGATCCGAGAAAACGCTCTAGCTACTAAATCTAATTTGTACCACTCCAGGAATGAGCTAGAGGCCAAGGAGGAGGAAGACACATACCACCTCCTAAAATTCCACCTTACAACCAAAGAGTATGAGAAGCTGAAATATCTGTCATTTAAGAACAGAAAGCCCATCCCTACGCTGATTATGGAGCTTGCCGCTAAGTACGGAAGTGAAATAGAGCCTTATCAATATAACTCGGAGTTTAATGATGAGTGACCTGTCAGAGAAACCCTGCCCCTGCGGTAAGACTGCCGGTGAAGTAATCGGATTCAACCACCGCTCTACAGACGACACCTATGTGCCCTACCGGGTTGGATGGTACTGCCCTGAGTGCCATGCCTTCGAGCAGGCTATTCTCAGAGAGCGCGAAATTGATACAAAGTGATCCAATAAAGTGTAAACAAATCTGTTGACACTTGTCCTTGGTTGTAGCATTATACTCCCAACAGCAACGAAAACACCCAAGGAGAACGAAGATGTACAAAGTCACCCACGCATTCCACACAGACACCCCCATATTTAAGGGCAGCAAAAAAGAATGCAGGAAGTTCTTACAGGCTAAAGTGAGTGGGCGTCTACGCAAAGCTATTAACTGTAACTGGGATGACGAAAGAAACGTGTTTTGTTGGTGTACTCAAACAGACCGCGCTTGGGAAATAAACAAAATATAACCACCGCCCCTTCGGGGGCATAAGGAGAACAACATGCTAACCATAACTAACTTCGATCATCGCGTTAACGTCATCCAGTGGCTCAAGACAGAAGGCCTGGCTCACTACGAGCGTGAAGACCACATTGATTGGGACATAGTTTCTGACGAAGACATAGAGGGCATGCTCGTTGATATGTTCTGCTTCGCTGACTGCGGCGAGCACTTAGACTCTGCAATCTTCAACGAGATCTGCACAGCCACTCTCTCTGAGACGCTTCTTAAACTAGCCTTCCGTGGAACCCTGCAAGACAGCACTGAGGCTCAGGCAATGCTGCACGACGCAATGTTTGACACTCTCAAGGCCTACGCTCAGAGCTGCATTGACCTTCACTACAATGGGAAGCTGCCACTATGAGCCTACTTCAAACCATCTGGTCCCTCACCGCATTTCTAGCCCTGTTCACTGTGTTGCTAGTAGCAGGTGCTACCGATCAAGATATAGAGAGCCACGAGACTGCTCTGTACTGTGAGATGGTAGCGATCAACAAGGCCGATCAGACTCTTGGTTGGCCTGACTACAAGCGAACCTATGACGAGGTGTGCAAATGAAATGGTTATTGATTTTGAAAATAGTTATTGCCGGTCAAACAACAATAGAGACTAGGGCATTTCCTACTGAAGCAACCTGCAACTTAAACGGCCGGGTCTGGCTTGGAGAGCAACTTCTTAGGGTTGATCAAACCGAATTTGAGATAACTTACAAGTGCGAGCAGAATAATGATTAGCGCGATAGTCTGCCTGGCTACTGCCATATACTACGAGAGTCGCTCAGAGCCTCTGTCGGGCCAGGTCGCAGTGGCCAACGTCATCATTAATCGAACGCATAGCCCGTATTTTCCCGACACGCCTTGCGAGGTGGTTAAGCAGGGCAGGTATTGGGCAGGGCATCCTCTACGAAATCAGTGCCATTTTAGCTATTACTGCGACGGTAAGCCTGAAGTAATACTAGACGAAGGGGCATACACACTAGCCCTAAGTATTGCGGTGAATTGGCCCAATCTTGTGGATATAACGAATGGAGCTACTTACTACCACCGGGACGACGTGCAGCCCTACTGGGTAGAAGGCGAAAGGCTAAGCATTAGTCGGCAGATTGGTCGACATATTTTTTACAATCAGGCGCGATAAAGTGTCGAAAATCGTCATATAAGGCGCATTAAGGTGCTAAATGACCCATATATGTTTCTTAAAATGTAAAAAGCGTCACAAAAGGCGCATTAAGGAGAAAGTGATGGATTATGTACCAGAGGACCTAGTTATAGTGAGCTGTGAAAACGGACACGAGCACCAGATGCATTCAGATACAGAAGTTGAAGAAGTCGTCTGTTTTTTCTGTGGTGAGAAGGTATTTAAAGTAGAAAATGATTGAGCTTAGACCCCATCAAATTGACGCCATCAACCAGGTCAGGGCATCCCTCGCTGCGGGCAAGCGACCCATCCTAAGCGCACCCTGTGGATTCGGGAAGACGCTAGTGGCCTGTTGGATACTCATGGAGGCAGCTAAGCGTGGCAAGCGTGGATTCTTTGTTTGCGACCGCATTAAGCTCGTATCTCAGGCATGCACAGCTCTGGAGCAGCTCGGCGCTGACTTCTCTGTCATGCAGGGTCAGGACTACCGCTACAACCCCAACAGCCTGATACAAGTCTGCTCGGTCCAGACACTGATTCGCAAAAAGAATATCCCAGACTACTCAATCATGATAATCGACGAGGCGCACACCGTTTACCGTGGCCTTCAGGAACTCATGGACCGACGGAATATTGGCACCTACTACTGCGGACTTAGCGCGACACCGCTGAGCAAAGGACTAGGCAAGATCTTTACCGACCTGGTGGTGCCCATCACGCCTCGTGAGCTGATCAAGCAAGGTTACCTAGTGCCGACGAACTACTACGCCGGGCACACTATAGACACCTCTAAGATTAAGACTAGAGCGCTACCTACTGGCGGCAGCGATTATGACCCCAAGGCGCTAGCTAAGGCGATTGAGGCCGACACGGTGCTTGAGGGTGACGTCATTGAGAATATCAAGCTGCACGGAAAGGGTAGGCGTGGCATATGCTTCTCGCCGTCAATAGAGCAGTCTAAGGCCCTCTGTCGGGCACTCAACGCCAACGGCATCACCGCAGAGCATATATCTGGATACACGCCAGAGGACGAGCGGATAGCACTCTATGAGGCGCACAAGGCAGGAGACTTTCAGCTACTCTGCAACTCGATGATCCTCTCAGTCGGATACGATGATCCAGGGGTGTCCCTGCTTTGCTGTATGTACCCCACGAAGTCTAAGCTGCTGTTCGTGCAGAGAGCAGGCCGCATATGGCGCACAGATGAGGGCAAGAAGAAGGATAGCGTTTACTTAGATTTTAGCGGCAACCTTCGCAAGCACGGATTCCCAGAGGACATCGTGCCGATCAGCCTCGATGATGGGGAGAAGAAGTTTAGGGAAGAGAACCAAGTAAAGAAAGAAGAGAAAGAGCCGAAAATGAACACCTGCCCGCAGTGCAGCACACTGTTTACCGGCAGACGCTGTTTTGGCTGCGGCTATGAGATACCAAAGAATGAGTCTATCTACCACGACGATCAGATCCTACAGAAAGTCGAAAAGGTTACGATGGAAGACAAGACCCGGTTCTATCAAGAGCTGCTCGGGTACAGTTTAGACCAGGGATACAACGAAGGTTGGGCAGCATACACCTACAGAGAGAAATTTAAGGTTTGGCCAAAGGGCATAGACAAGATACCAAGGAAGCCTAAGAGCGATGACGTGCTCGGTTTCATAAAGCACAAGATGATAAGGAGGGCACATGCTCGCAGAAATTCTGGACAGGCTTGATAAGGTTCGCAAGTCAGGTGACAAATATACGGCATGCTGCCCGGTGCATGGTGACAAAAATCCGTCAATGTCTATCGCAGAGAAGGAGGGTAAGGTCTTGGCTCACTGCCACTCGTGTGGAGCTAATGGTCGAGACCTGGTAGAGGCTATAGGGTTACCGATAGACGTGCTATTCTCCGAAAAACGAGAGATGCTGCACGATCCTCACTGGATGCTCAAGAAGACCAGGGACGCAGACGATGGCCTTATCATGATAGCCAAAGCGGCTCTAGAGCGCGGTGAGCGAATGAAGTACAGCGACCGTAAGAACCTTAAGGTAGTGCTCGCTAGACGAGACGAGAGAAAGCGTAAGGGCATAGATCAGATAGACAACTCTGATTGGAACCCGCTAAAAGAGCAGGCATATGGATTTTAGAAGAAGAGAGACGCCAGTATTTGTTGACAAGCGATCAAAGCAAAAGCAGCTAGATCAAGAAGTTATGCAATTCTTGGCAAATGGTGGTAAGATTGAGAAAATACCAACAGGTATATGTGCCGGGCATAGCCAAGTAAGTAGGCACTCGAGGCAGGTAAATCCTGCGGCAGATCCTAAGCACGGTGACTTATATGGGTAAGGGTTCAGGCAGACGGCCACTCAAGATAGACAAGGACAAGTTCGAGTCTAATTGGGACCAGATATTCGGCAAAGGCAAGCAGGAGACTGAGTCATGTACGGAAAAGGCAAAAAGCGAAAGCCCAAAGGCAAGTAGCGCAGAAGCACCGAAATGATAGTAATCGACGAGGATAAGCCCATACCACTGACAAGGGACGAGATCAAAGACGTCCTACGCAGCAAGGGCTACCCTGTCGATAGAGAAACCTACTTCGACGAGATCGTTAAGATTGTACGTCACCTCGAACGCCACTACGGAATAAGACTATGACCGCAGGACGCCCATCTAAGCTGACCGACGCTTTAATAGAGCAGGCAGGTAGATACGCATCAAAAGAGTATTTATTGCACGGTGAAGTGATCCCAACCATTGAGGGATTGTCTGTGTATCTAAATGTATCAAGGTCCACAGTCTACAAATGGAAGGGCGAGAACGCAGAATTTTCGGACATTTTAGAGGACCTAATGGCTAGACAAGCCAAGGAGCTGTTCTCTAACGGCCTCACAGGCGATTTCAACCCGACTATTACCAAGCTCATACTTACCAAGCACGGCTACTCAGATCGCGTTGAGCAGGACGTGACAAGCTCTGACGGCGCATTGGCTCCGACCAGTATTGTACTGCGTGGAGTGCGGGCAGATGACAGCAGCGACGATTGATATCCCTGACAAGCTAGTGCCCGTGTTTGAGGGCAAGGCTAGATACCGTGGCGCCTATGGTGGCCGTGGTTCTGGCAAGACTCGCACCTTCGCCCTGATGACAGCTCTAAGGGGTTACCAGGAAGGCAAGGCGGGTAGGGAAGGCATCATCCTCTGTGGTCGTGAGCACCTCAACTCTCTCAGTGAGTCATCCCTCGAGGAGATCAAGGCGGCTATCGGCTCCGTGCAGTTCCTGGCTGACTACTACGAGGTCGGAGAGCGTTACATCCGCAGCAAGGACGGCAGGATTAACTACGCCTTTGCGGGCCTCCGAACTAACGTGGACTCCCTTAAGTCTAAGTCGCGTCTATTGCTAGCCTGGGTAGATGAGGCGGAGAGTGTCAGCGAGACAGCATGGCAGAAGCTCATCCCGTCGGTCCGAGAGCACGACTCTGAGATCTGGGTGACGTGGAACCCGGAGAGTAAGAACTCGGCAACGCACAAGCGATTCCGTGAGGACCCGCCAAAGGACGCCAAGATCGCCGAACTCCAGTGGTCTGACAATCCGTGGTTCCCTGACGTACTAGAGCAAGCAAGGCTAGAGGATCTAGAGAAGCGCCCGGACATCTATCAGCACGTCTGGGAGGGTGACTTCCGTATACACATAGAGGGCAGCTACTACGCCCTAGAGATGCTACAGGCCAAGACAGAAGGCAAGCTATGCGCTGTGCCCTATGACAAGTCTGCTGCTGTGGTTACCTCATGGGACCTTGGTATGGCCGACACGACCGTGATCTGGTTCGCGCAGTATATCGGCAAAGAGATCCGCATCATTGACTACTACGAGAACTCTGGCTGCGCTCTAGACCACTATGTGCAGGTGCTCCAGGGTAAGGGCTACACCTACGACCAACATATCCTGCCGCACGACGTCCGGGTCAAGGAGCTAGGCACCGGCAAGTCTAGGCTCGAGGTCCTACAGTCTCTAGGCCTGAACAGCGTCATAGTGGCGCCTATGCTCAGCATCGAGGACGGCATACAGCAGGTCCGCTCAATGATCCCGCAGTGTTGGTTCGACCAAGAGAAGTGCGAGCGTGGCATTGACGCTCTGAGGCAGTACCGCAGGGATTGGGACGAGAACGGCAAGGCATGGCGCGGCAGACCTCTACACGATTGGACCTCACACGCAGCAGACTCCTTCCGCTACCTAGCAGTGGGCTACAAGCCTACACATGTCTGGGGAGCACCTATTCGTCGCAACATCCGAGGGATCGCTTAGTCTGTGTTATACTCATGTCATCGGTACATGAGGACATAACATGGCAGGCAAGGCAAAAATAGTCGCAGGACTATTGGCTAACATCACAGACTCCTTAGAAAGCGCAGGCATGACGCTGACTGATAGGCTTGTATCTACTGGATTCCTCAAGCCAGAGTCTGCCGGTAACCCATCCGCTGTCAAGTCAGCCGCAACCAAGTATCAGAAAACGCTAGAGAACCCTGCTGTCGCTCAGCGAGAGATGAACGCTGCTCAAAATCAATTCCGCACTGACTTTGAAAGAGCGGATCTAGGCGAGCGAAGAATCGTTCAGCCAGAAGACATGATGGACAGATTGCTGATAGCTAACCGTGGCGATCCCTCTGACATTGGCCTGCTTAGAATGGTCGGTGGGCAGAATGTCGGTGAGGTTCCAGTGCAGGGTGGTTACAGGTTTAGTCAGCAGAATGCTGATCAAGGCCTTGGGTGGGCATCTAGCAGAGATATAGCTAAAAGTGCTCATAATCGCCAGATTAAGATGGCTAAGGACTCTAAGAAAGAGCCTCTAGCTGTCTATAATCGAATGGGGGACGATTCTACAAACTTCAGCACTCCTCCCGCTCAATCATTGATGACACAGGTCAATCAATTGCCGCTTAGCAAGCAAGATAAAGCTGCTTTTGACGCCGAGCTTAGGGATAAGTATCCGCAATGGGTAGGACTAGACGACCCTAACGCAATGGATCAGTTAATGGGCCAAGGTGGCTTTAAGTCTATTGGTAAGATGAGAACTGCCTTTACGAAGATTATGTCTAAAGCCGACTATAGAGATAAGGGCTTCCCAATCTACAGAGAGACCATTGATGCGGTAAACGACAAAGCTCTTAGCGGCACAGAGCTAGGCGACGCAGGCATGTCTATGTACACGCCAAGAATAGATGAAGCAATCAGGCCTATAGACACTCACCTATCATACGACTCAGGAATGCCAGGTGATTACTACGGCGGGCTAGAGCAAAGCGTACCATTCAGAGTGATGATGCCTGACGTCTACAATAGCCTTAGAAAAGAAATGACTAAGCCAAAGGCAGGCTCTGGAAATGTGCCCAAGCCTTTTAGCCACAACCAAGCTATTGTTGCTGCTAACATTCGAGGCAAAAACGTAGGGCAACCTACTGACCAGAAGTGGCTAGACAACATTAGAACCTATTTAGAGACAGGCAAGTCTCTCTACAGTCGACCAGAAGTAGGGGCTGCTACAGGATTGCTAGGAATGACATCTATGGGCGGTGCAGATAGCGTCAACCCGATGCAGGACGAGGCCATAGCAAGGCACAACGCTGTGGTTAACCAGAAGATGCAAACGCTTGGCATAGACCCTCAACCACAACAGGGCTACGAATACGGCGACTTACTGCCATATCGTCGCAACATTGAAACAGGCGAAAGAGAACTGGCGATGCCTTCTTTTGCCAGGGACGCAATCAGAGGCCTTCTTGATCTGTCATCTACGCCCAAGACTAAGGTGTACAATCCGCAGTCTATATTCGACGTGATGATGTAAACAGGACACAACCATGGCAATCACAACATACACAGAGCTGAAGTCTACAATAGCTGACTTCCTCAACCGGGACGACCTAACGGCGATCATCCCTACGTTCATCTCTCTAGCAGAGGCCCAGATGGAGCGTGAGGTGCGTCACTACAAGATGCAGAAGCGTTCCGAGGGCCAGATAGATACTAGGTACTCGCAGCTACCGGCAGACTTCCTCGAGCCTGTTCGCTTCCACCTAGACGACGGTAGATCATCAAGGCTAGAGCTGCTATCGCTAGACGACATGCTGCAATACCGCATGGAAACAAACGACGCACAGGGTAAGCCACGCTACTACGCTGTGTCAGGTGAGGCCATTGAGGTCTACCCTACGCCAGATACTACCTACAGCGGCGAGCTACTGTACTACGCAGAGCTAGAGCCACTATCAGACTCTAACGCCTCCAACTGGCTGCTAGAGATGTCCCCGGATGCCTACCTGTACGGATCGCTGACTCAGTCTGCCCCGTACTTGAAGGACGACGCCCGAATGCAGGTCTGGAGTGTGTTATACTCTGGTGCTGTAGCAGGAACTAATTTACAGAGCAACAAGGCCAAGTCTGGCGGCTCTGGTTTACGTTTAAAGATCAGGAGCTATTAGATGAGCTTTACTAACTCGTTCGAAACAGACGTCCTCTCATGGGGACTAACAGCAGACGCAGTCACACGCCCTACAGCGTGGTATATCGGCCTGTTTACATCCGACCCTACTGACACTGGCGCTGCCGGTACAGAGGTCTCAGGCGGCTCATACGCTCGCACAGCGGCCACGTTCACTGTGACAGGTGATACCGCAAGTAACAGCGGCGCGGTAGAGTTCCCTGCTGCTACTGCTGATTGGGGCACTGTGAGCCACATAGGCGTATTCACTGCATCAAGCGGCGGCACTATGCTAGTCCACGCAGTATTGACTACTGCCAAGGCTATTGCCACTGGGGACGTTTTCCGCATCCCTACTGGTGATCTGGACATCACGCTAGACTAATGGCGCTGAGAGCCGGTTACGGCACTGGTCCATACAACGTAGCAAGGTATGGCTATCCGCAGGTATATGAGGCATCCGTAGCAGACAGCTCAGCGGCCTCTGTTACCGTGTCTGGCGCGTATACCAAGCTAGCCTCTATCTCTGTTAGCGTTGTTTCTGGTGCTAGTGATCCCAGGCTAGTAAAGCGCCGGGTTGGATACGGCACTGGGCCGTACAGTGAGGCCCGCTACGGCTACCCAGAGATCTGGGAGGGCGCATCTGCTGTCTCTGTGACCTCTAGCGTTACACAGGCCGACTACGAGCGCATCAAGAATGCAGTAGTAGCAGACACACCTACCTCTAGCACATCAATGGTAGGTGTCCGGGTAAGGCTAGGCGGTACGGCAGACACGAGCACTGCAACAGTCGCAGCTCAGGCATTCTTGGCGATTGTTGGGGCAGCAGCAGGAGCCTCCACGGCTTCAGTAGCAATAAACTATGTTAGAATTAGACCATTCGCTGCTAGTGATAACGCCGGGTCAGAAATCGGCACGTTCGCTAGGTACAAATGGATAGAGCAAATAAATGCGTCCGAGACTTGGACGGAATCTGATTACCGAGGTGACTAACGATGGCTGATACAACCACCACAACCTATGGCTTAACTAAACCCGAGGTCGGTGCATCTGACGACACCTGGGGTACTAAGCTTAATACTGACCTGGACCTGATCGATGACCTGCTAGACGGCACTACGGCCATTGCGCCAAACCTGTCTACGCTTAAGATTGCGGGGGCAACGGTAACTTCTACCGCAGCAGAGCTTAATCTGTTAGATGGAGTCACAGCCCTAGTCACAGCGACTAGCACTGACACGTTTACTAACAAGACCATCCGAGACACCGTCTACGCTCTGACCGGGACAGCATTCGATGCTACCAACGGCGCAGTACAGACCAAGACTCTAGCGGCTAACACGACCTTCACAGACTCCCTAAGCTCTGGTGACGCTATCGTCCTACAGCTCGAAGCAGGTGCGTCCTACACAGTCACGTGGCCTACAATGACTTGGGTAACCTCTGGTGGCAACGTAGCACCTACACTGACTGCTAAGGACACACTGGTGTTCTGGAAAGTCTCCACTACGCTCTACGGCGCTTACACTGGTAGTTACGTTTAGGAGTAACGCATGAGCAAATTAACTAAAGCTCTAACAGCGGCTGCGGGTAATGCAGGTGCAGGTGCATTGTACGTTGAGGATGTCTTCTCGACTTATTTGTATACTGGTAACAATTCTACACAGACCATTACTAACGGGATTGATTTGTCCGGTGAAGGTGGTTTGGTTTGGTTCAAAAGAAGATCAACCGCAAGAGCGCATATTTTAATTGATACTGAGCGTGGCAACACAAGCTATTTGCAAAGCAATGAAAACTTACCCGCAGAAACTGGCATTACAAATGCAATTACGTCTTTTAACTCTGATGGTTTTTCTATTTATGACCAACAAGACATAAACGGTAACGCAGAAACGGTTGCCTCTTGGACATTCCGCAAAGCTGAGAAGTTCTTTGATGTTGTGACTTATACTGGGAATGGTGTTACTGGGCGTGCGGTTTCTCACAATCTTGGAGTAGCCCCCGCTGTTATAATTGTTAAAAATTTAAGCACATCAAACCGAGCTTGGCAGGTCTATCATAGCTCTTTAGGAATAACAAAAAGACTTGAGCTAGATAGCACTGGCGCTGCGGCTAACTCTACCCATTGGACTTATGAGCCGACAAGCACGGAATTTTATCTTAGAAATCTCGGGGTTTTGAACGGCTCGGGAGAAAACTACGTCGCCTACCTATTCGCCTCAGACGCAGGAGGCTTTGGAGACGATGGCAGCGAGAGTATTATTAAGTGTGGGAGTTATACGGGCAATGGATCTACAAATGGGCCTGAGATTGACTTAGGGTTTGAGCCTCAGTGGTTGATGGTAAAAAACTCTACAGCCTCAAGCGATTGGTATTTAGTAGATACGATGAGAGGTTTTACAGCAAACACCTCAGACT